GGCACTACAGGAACATCAGGCGGTGGTAGCGGGTCAACTAATAACTCTAATTTTGTTTCTATTGTTGTAGGTACAACTGTTTTATCAGGGGCTGGTGTTACTGCCACAAGGGGTCAAGCTGGTTCAGCAGGGACTAGGGGCGGTAAATCAGGCGGTGGTGGTGCTTCTGCTGGTGGCATAGTTGTAGCAGCTCCAGTAGCTAATGCTGGTGGTGCAGGCGGTGAAGGTGGTGCTGGAGTTATATCAACCGCAACACAAACAACTGGTGGTGGTGGCATTGCTGGCACAACAGCCGTTCCAAACGCAGGTTCTGGATCTAACTCAACCAATTACTACATAGGCGGAAGTGGTGGTGGTGGTGGTGCATCTCAGATAACAGCCAATGGCGGTAATGGCGGTAATGGTGGAAACTCTGCTGGCGGTGGAGGAGGAGGAGCTTGTCAAAATGCTTACGACTCAGGTGCTGGTGGTAACGGGGGTGATGGAAGCGTTATGGTTATCACATTCTTCTAAGGACTACGCATGAAACAATTTTTATTAAATAGCGATGGAAGCGTACCCAATACAACTGATATTGAACTACTTAAACAAAACAATATTTTATTAGTTATTCCTACACCAGCACCAAAAGAATCAGGAATGGTAGCTGTAGAATGCGAGCCACAAATGATAGATGGTGTTTGGAAGCAAGTTTGGAAACTTGAGCCATTCGTAAATAATGCTGACCAAGAATTAATTGAATATGCTAGTGTAGAGGATTGATAATGGCATATGCAGATCAATATGTCCTGTATGGTTATTGGGATACAGGATATTGTGTAGGCGATGTAACCGCTACAGAGGCAAATGGATCTATTAATTGTGTAGCCTCTGTTACTGTACTTGGAAGTAAAGTTCAATCTGCTAACGCTAGTATTACAGCAAATGCAACCATAGATATTATTAGTACAAGAGTACGAGATTTTAGTGGTTCTATATCTGCTAGTGCAACAATAACAGCAAATGCAATTAGACAAAGACTAGCAAACTGTGAAATTCTATGTGTAACGACAGTTAGTACACTTGGTAATGTAGACTTTTCTGGCAACGCTAGTGTTAACGCATTGGCTAACATAGCGTGTTATGCAAACGCAGTATTTTCTGCTTTAGGATCTGTTTCTAGCACTTCTACAGTAAGTTGCCTGGGCAGAATATTAGGCGATAATTGGACAGGCGAGACAGCAGGAACAGAGGCTTGGACAGGTATAGCACCTAGTACGACAGTTTGGACAGTATCATCGGTAGGCTCAGAGCCTTGGACAGGAACAACACCAACATCGACTACTTGGACTACAAGTTCTGGTAGTAATAATTCATGGGTAAATAATTAATGGCAATCAGCAGAATAACATTCGGAGAATGGACACCAGATCAGCCAGGCATTACTAATGGTCTTAGGAGAGCAGAGAATGTTTACTCTAAAGCAGTAGGCTATGGTGCTTTGCCTACAGTAGTAGATTACTCGGCTGCAGCATCTGAGAACCTAACTAATGTGGTAGCAGGAAAAACAACGGCAGGAGCTACAACTGTATTTGCTGGTGGCTCTACAAAACTATTTAAGTTAGATTCTGGCGATTTGTCTTTAGACAATGTGTCAAAATCTGGCAACTATACGACACCTACAGATCAACGATGGAAGTTTACGCAATTTGGTAATGTCATTGTTGCAGCTAATGGATTTGATAGATTACAAGGATATAACCTAAATACTTCTACATTGTTTGATAACTTAGCAGCAGATGCACCAGAAGCACGATATGTAACAGTAGTGCGAGACTTTGTAGTATCAGGCTATCAGTCTAGTTATCCAAACAGGGTTCAATGGTCAGCATTGGGAGATGAGTCTAGTTGGACAGCTTCCGCTACGACCCAAGCAGATTTTCAAGATATTCCCGATGGTGGCTCTGTAGTCGGTGTTACAGGCGGTGAATTTGGTCTAGTCTTTATGGATCGAGCAATTCATCGTATGTCTTATGTTGGCAGTCCTCTTATATTTCAGTTCGACAACATTAGTCGTAACTTAGGATGTTATGAGGCTAACTCGATTATTCAGTATGGTGGAACATCGTTCTTTTTAGGAGATGATGGATTCTATGCTTGTGATGGTCAAAATGTAGTGCCAATCGGTAGTGAAAAAGTAAACCGATTCTTTTTTGATAATGTAGATGAAGGCACTTTGTACCTTATGTCGGCAGCAGTAGATCCCATTAAGAAACTTATTATTTGGGCATACGCATCTAATAGTTCTTCTACACCTGATAGCTTGTTAATCTACAACTATCAAACACAGCGTTGGACAAGTGGTACGACTACTGTAGATAGAATTGCATCTACTTCTACCCCTGCCGTTACTTTAGAAGGCATGGATGTCTATGGAAACCTAGACACCATTTTGACCAGCTTTGATAGCCGACTTTGGCTTGGTGGCAGACTGCTGTTAGCTGGTGTGGATGGTGCAAAAATTGTTACCTTCTCTGGTGCTAACGCTACAGCGTACCTAGAAACAGGGGATATAGAAGTGCCAGGATCTACTTCCTCTATCACAATGGTTAAACCTATCGTAGATGATGGATCTGGAAACGTGGCATTGCTATCTCGTAGGCTTTTAACAGAGTCCACAGTATTTGGATCACAAACAGCAGCAGATGCCGAAAATAGAGTGTCTGTGCGTGGTGTTGGTCGCTATCATCGTCTACAATTAACCCCTACAGGTAGTTGGACATCCGCAGTCGGAATGGACATAGATTTAAGCCCTCTAGGAACTAGATAATGTTTAGAGCATTACCCCCATTTGGTAGCGATCCTCGTGGAGTAGCAGAGGTAGTCAATGGGATTATGAATGGCAAGACTAACAATACAGGGTCGGTAACTCTAGCGACAGGCGGTTCATCTACTACAACAATTACAGATGCTCGTATTGGTGTAGATTCTGTCATTCTGTTGATGGCTACAGACGATATATCAGCTACATCGTATTACCCTTATTTAGCGGTACAAGACGATACAGACCAAGCTGCGACAACAACTACAGCAGCCAATATTATGTCGTTTAGCACTACAGACTATGCTTTAGGTGCAAGTCTAGTAACTAGTACGAAACTAACAGCAGGTTACTCTGGACTCTACAACATTCAGTTTAGTGTGCAGTTTAAAAACACAGTTAATGATCCTGAGTTTGTAGATGTATGGTTTAGAAAAAATGGTACTAATGTAGCAGCATCAAACAGTAAATTTGGTATCTCACAAAGAAAAAGTGCAGGCGTTCCAAGTCATATGATTGGCTCATTAAACTTTTTTATTGGTTTAGAGAAAAACGATTATGTAGAGTTAGTTTGGAGACCATCTGATATTGGTGTAACGATTGAGCATTTTGGTACAGATACTTCACCTACTAGACCAGCAACACCAAGCATCATAGCCACCATGAGTTATCTATCATCGAATGGCTATACCAGTAATCTTTTTACAATGCCTTATATATCAGCAGTAACCAACGGAAGTGCCACTATTAGCCATCCAGCTAACACAGTATCAGGCATGACTTATAAATACATCATCGTAGGATAAAACTATGGCAACAACTACTACAAGCTCGCAAATTGATCCAGCGTTACTACCTTTCCTTACCCAAGGTTTGCAAAGGGCGCAGAGTCTATTCTTAACAGGACAGCAACCTGAGTTCTTTCCTGGTCAGACCTATGTAAGCCCATCGGCTGCGACTACTGAGTCGATTGCCCAACAGGAAGCTATTGCTCGCCAACAGTCTCCTGTTCTACAACAGGCTCAACAGGCTTATCAAACATCTTTAGGTCAAGTCGGACAGACTGCTGCTGGTGGATTCTTAAATGCAAATCCCTATCAACAAGCGATGATGGAGGCAGCTACTCGCCCACTAACCCAACAATTTAGCCAAGCAGTATTGCCAGGCATTTCGAGCCTTTACAGTCGATCTGGTCGATTGGGTAGCGGTAGTATGGAAAGAGCCTTGGGAACTGCTACAGAGGCTTATGGGCGGTCTCTAGGGGATATTACATCCAATATCGCAGGCACACAGTATCAACAGGAAAGAGGGCTACAGCAACAGGCTCAATTGCAACAAGCTCAGTTGGCTGGTCTAGCACCACAGTTTTATGGTCAACAGTTCCTTCCATCGCAGACATTAGCTCAAGTGGGCGCGCAACAAGAAGCAATCGCTGCACAACCTCTACAAGAGCAATTGGCTCGTTATCAGTTTGGACAAAGACTTCCATACGAACAATTATCAGGGTATCTATCATCGGTCTATGGCACTCCATTAGGAAGCTATGGCACACAAACAACTACTGCACCTACCTACCAAAATCGTGGAGCAGGTGTGCTTGGCGGTGGTATAGCTGGCGGTCTAGGCGGTTACGCATTAGGTCAAGCGTTCCCACAAATCGGTGGTACTTATGGCGCATTAGGCGGTGCAGCACTCGGTGGATTATTAGGCGGTGGATTCTTCTAATTGCTTGTAAGACGATATAGCCCTCAACAAATACAGGCTGAATGGTCTGTAATAGAGGGTTATATTGAGAAGGCAATAGAGCAGAGTGGATGTGATGAGTACGATTCTCAGGATCTTAAAAAATCCTTAGAAAGTGGATTACTAGATTTGTTTGTAGGTGTTGAAAAAGATAAAATACAAGGTGTCATCGTTATATCTTTTGTTCAATATCCGAAACAAAAAGTGGCTTTTATCTGCGCTTATGGTGGTAAGTTTGTAACTAACAAAGAGGCATACAAGCAACTATGTTTATTGTTTAAAGCATTTGGAGCAACAAAAGTTCAAGGATATGTCAGAAACTCTGTTGCACGACTAACAAAACGACTTGGATTTGTAGAAAAACAAATATTGGTGGAACATAAATTATGAGATTCAACAACAGAGCCTGTGCATTGATGGAGATTCCTGATTTACCACAAGGTGCTTTTGAGCATTGTGGAGATGGCAAGATCAAGCCTCAAGGCGGTGGCGGCGGTGGTGGAGATATTTTTTCTCCGATTACAGATCCAATCTCATCTGCTCTTGGAACGGATGGTGGCGGCGGTGGTATCTTGGGAGCAGCAGAAGATTTAGTTCAAGGAACTGGTAGTGCATTGGCAGAAGTAGATAAATTTGTAGGCAGAGAAATACCTGGTGGATGGGTAACTCCAGCACTTATTACAGCAGCAATAGCAGCACCATATGCAGCACCTTACTTAGCAGGAGAAGGTGCAGGAGCAGCAGCATTTACTGGAGCAACAGAAACAGGTCTTGCTACTCTTGCAGGAGAAGCTGCTGTAGCAGATACAGTAGGTGCTACGCTTTTATCAGAAGCAGCAACTGCTGCAGCAGCAGATGCAGTAGCCGAGGCAGCAGCAGCAGAAGTTTTTGGTCAAGCGTTGCCATACACAGAAGCATTTGATGCAGTACAACTTTCAAAACAAGGTTTAACGCCTAGTCAAATTGGAACTACTTTAAGTACATCTGGCGTTGATCCTGCCATTGGGCAATACATGGGTGAATTAGCAAGCCAAGGATTAAGTCCAGAAGCAATTGCAGAAGAAATAGCAGGTTTAAAATTTGCAGATCCATCGCAATACATTTCACAAGATGTTATGCAACAAGCTAGAAGTGGTGCATCCATATATCAAGGTGTGCCAAGTGGTGTTACTCCTGGACAAGTTCTACAAGGATTAAGAGTAGCAAGTGGATTACTAGGTGGTAGACAACAACCACAACAACAAATACCACAAATGCAGATGGGCGGTAGAACACAGATGCCACAGGGCAATGTTGATTACTCAGGTTTATACAATTTACTAGCTCTACAAAGAGCAAGAAATCCAAATTCTTTATTAGGATAAATTATGGCAATTGATCTATCAGCTTTATTCGGTCAGCAACCAGACTACTCTCAGTTAATTAGTCCTGCCGAACAACAACGATTACAGTCCAACGCAGGACAACAAGCCTTGTTAAATTCTGCTATTGCTTTGTTAGCACAATCTGGCAGAACAAGAGAGCCTATCAGCACAGGACAGTTATTTGGTAGCGCATTAGGCGCAGGCATGGAAGGCTATAACCAATCGTTTGACAGAACGCTAAAGCAGATGGTTACAGGTATGCAGTTGGGCGAGTACAAGAAAAAGCAAGATGCTCAGAAAAGGATGCAAGAGGCTATTCAAGGTGCTACAAGAGAAGTTCCTCAGTTTGGTCTTGTTCCTACAGAAACAGGTGAAATGCCTACTGCCGAAACAATGTCAGCATTAACAATGCCTATCGCACCAAAACGGACTCTTGATCTTGCTAAGTTGCAAGAGGCTATTATTCCAGAAGCAATAATGCAAGATCCACTAAAGTTTCTTGAATATCAAGCAACAGTAGCAAAATCAGGACAAAAACAATTTAAGCAAATTGATCTTGGTAATGCTATTGCGTTTATGGATGACAATCTTAATATTGTTAAACAGATTCCAAAACAAAAAGAAGGAAAAGAAGTAGATACATTTGGTAGAGAAAATACATTAAGAAGTCAGTATTTAGACAAAACTAAAGACTATACAGGTATCGCACAAGCATTTGCAAAGGTAGAATCAGCAGCAAAAGATCCATCGGCAGCAGGCGACCTTTCTTTAATCTTTGGATACATGAAGATTCTAGATCCAGCATCTGTTGTTCGTGAAACTGAGTTTGCTAATGCTCAAAATGCTGCTGGTGTTCCAGATCAAATTAGAAATATGTATAACAGAGCATTAAGAGGCGAAAGACTTGGGGAAGCTCAACGAGATGATTTTGTTAATTCTGCTAAAAAGTTAGTTGTAAGTCAAAAAGGACAACTAGATAACCTTAATAAACAATACACAGATATTGCAACATCTTATCAATTAGACCCAACAAAGATTATTGTTGATCCATTTAAAACATTAGATTTAACATTAAAACCATCTGATAAAAAACCAAAACCATCTGCAAGAGAGCAATTAGGCATTCCTCAATTGCCAGCAGGTGTTATTGTTAGACAAAAAGGATAACTATGCCTATTTATGATGTAGAGATTCCTGGCAGAGGTAAGTTTGAGGTAGAGTCAGCACAAGAATTGACTCCAGTTCAAGCGTATCAATATGCTTTAAGTCAATCAGAACAAAAAATGGCTTCTGAGGTTTCTGCGCCTAAAACTGGTGGTTTAAGAGGTGCAAGAGATACATTAGATTCTTTAGCTCAAATGCTACCAAGAACTTTGGCTATGGCTACATCTTTAGGTGGAACTGTAGAAAATGATGTAAGTAAGTTTTTTACAGAAGAAGCTAAAAAAGTAGATGCATTAAACAAGGCTGTAGAACAAAAGTATCAACAAGAAAGAGCAGCAAGAGGCGAAGAAGGCACAGACTTTATGCGAGTGCTTGGTAATATTGCATCTACTATTGTTCCGGCAGCAGCAGCACCATCTTTGGTCGCAAGAACATCGCAAGCTCTTACTAGCGTTCCACAGTTAGTTTCTACAGGTCAAGCAATTGGTAGAGTAGCAGCAACTCCTGTTGGTCAGGCTGCCATTGGTGGAGCAGCAGCAGGCGCATTAGAGCCTGTATTAGATACAGAACAGTTTGCTACAGAAAAACTAAAACAAGTTGGTCTTGGCGCAGTAACAGGCGCAGGAACTCAAAAAGTATTATCTGGATTAGGTCGTGTGTTATCACCACAAACATCTGCCGAAGCTAGAAAACTAGCAGAACAAGGTGTTCAACTTACACCAGGACAGATACTAGGTGGCACAGCCAAAAAGCTAGAAGAAGCAGCCAAGAGTATTCCTTTTGCTGGTGATATTGTTACAGCAGCAGAAAAGCGGTCTATAGAAACATTTAACAAGGCTGTTATAAACGAAACACTAGAGCCATTAGGTAAGAAAGTTCCAAAGTCTTTGTTTGGCAGAGAAGCAATTACATTCGCTGATGATGCCATTTCTAACGCTTATAATAAGGTTTTAAGTAAAGTTAAAGTTTCTGCTGACAATACATTATTAGATGATTTAGCTGCTATTACATCAGATGCAAGTAATATATTGCCAACAGACAGGGCAAATCAATTAGCAAAAATTGTAGATGACAAGATCCTTAACAGAATGAAGTCTGGTGAAATTACAGGAACAGCATGGAAGTCTATTGACTCCGATCTTGGTCGATTGGCTAAGAACTTCCTTACATCATCCGATGGAGATCAAAGACTTTTAGGGTCTGCTATTAAAGAATCTCAGTTAAGTATTCGCAATCTATTAGCTAGGGTAAACCCTCAGTATGCAGAACAAATAAATAAAGCTAATCAATCTTTTGCAAAGTTCTTGCGAGTAGAAAGAGCAGCAAGTGGTGTTGGCGCACAAGAAGGCGTATTTAGCCCTGCACAATTATTGTCTGCTACAAAAGCATTAGATGAATCAATTAGAAAAGGCGCATTTGCTAGAGGTGAGGCTGGTATGCAACAAACAGCCGAGGCAGCCAAAAAAGTAATGGGTGCTAATTTGCCTGATAGTGGAACAGCCTATCGTGGCATGACAGGTCTTGGGGTATTGGGTGCTGGATACATAGAGCCTACTGCATTACTAGCCCCTATTGCTGTTGGTGCTGCATATACTCAACCGGCACAAGCTGCACTAAGAGCGTTATTGATGCAAAGACCAGAGTTAGCTAGAACTTTAGGAACTCAATTACAACAAGTATCACCTGTATTAGCTCCTGCTGGAACAGCAGGATTATTAGGACAGTAAAAGGAAAATCATGGCATATACAAAGTATTCTCTAACCCCTGCTAATAACACAGCAGCACCTCCAGATGGTGCGCCAGAGGGAATGTTGCCATCCGCAGTAAACGATACTATGCGCGATATGATGGCGCAGATCCGAGATGTCGGAGATGGTATTCGAGATGGCACATATACCATGACAGCACCTAAGATCACAGGTGGAACAATTACTGGCGCAACCTTAACAAGTAATACCTTTACAAGTCCTGTTATTTCTGGTGGCTCAATTAACAATACGCCTATTGGTGCTACGACTGCTAATACAGGCGCATTTACTACTTTATCGGCTACAGGCGCAACAACTTTTAGTGGTGCAACAGTAGTCTCTGCAAGCCTAACAGCTAATACTTTTTCTAGTTCTGGTGCAACAATTACAGGTGGCTCAGTATCAGGAATCACCGACCTAGCAATAGCAGATGGTGGAACAGGAGCATCTACAGCAGCAGCAGCTAGAACAAATCTAGGATTAGATGGATTTGTTAATATGAAGAACCGCATCATTAATGGTGCGATGGTTATTGACCAGCGTAATGCTGGTGCTAGTGTTACTCCTACAGCAAATGGCACTTATACGCTTGACAGATGGCAAATGGGGTTAAGCAACGCTTCAAAATATAGCGTTCAGCAAAGTTCAACAGCGCCAACTGGGTTTTCTAACTCGTTATTAGTAACTTCATTGGCGACTACAGTTTTATCGGCTGTTGATTTTTATTCTGTATTGCAAGCAATAGAAGGTTTCAATACTTCTGATTTAGAATTTGGAACAGCTAACGCAAAGACTGTTACTGTATCGTTTTGGGTGCGTAGTTCATTAACTGGTACTTTTGGTGGGTTTCTTCAGAATTCTGCAAGCAATAGAAGTTATCCTTTTAGTTACACAATTTCTGTTGCAAACACATTTGAATATAAAACAGTAACCATTGCTGGTGATACAAGCGGAACATGGATTGGTGCTACTAATGGTGTTGGTTTATTTGTCGGATTTAGTCTTGGCATGGGAACAGACCGCATAAGTACCGCAAATAGCTGGCAGACTGGAAATTATCGTTCCGTTACTGGTGAAACATCCGTAGTCGGCACAAACGGAGCAACTTTCTATATCACAGGAGTTCAGCTAGAGGTAGGCTCTACAGCTACTAGCTTTGATTACAGACCTTATGGAACTGAATTGGCTTTAGCACAACGCTATTGTCGTTCCTATTCAAGTTATCCACTTGGTCGCATACGAGATGCTGACACAATGCAAGGAGGCGGACCTGTTTTTGGAATAACTATGAGAGCTACTCCAACATTGCGTTCTGGTGCAAGTTTTACAGTATCTGCTGGTTCAAATGGAACACCTCAAATTTTGAGTGGCGTTGGATATGCATCAAGCCCAGATACTGTTTTACTTAGTAACTCAGCAGCTAATTGGACTGCTACTTCAATGTGTGCTTTTACTGGAATATTTGAGGCTGAACTATGAACTTTACATATAAAAAATCTAAAACTGTTGATGGCATGGAAAACCAAGTTATCTTGCGCTCTGATGGTGCTTGCATCCCATTCGACCCAGCCAACACAGACTACCAAACATTCAAAAAAGAAGTCTTAGCTGGTGCAGAACTACAAGATTCTGAGGGTAATGTGATGACGGATGCTAGTGCGTTTATAGCGACTTTGCCATGAAGTTTATCATTGACTGGGTATTTGATAGGTTTGGATACATTCAAAAGGAAACTTTAAATATTTCTAAACCTTGCAAAAAAGTCGCGACTAAAAAGAAAACTGTTGCAAAAAAGTCGCCAGGTAAACGGAGGCTAGGATGAACGATAAGTTTGAATTTGATCCATTCAAATTTGGTGGTCTAGTAGCTCAGGTCGAGCATCTGCAAGAAAAAGTAGATAGCATGGAATCTGATATTAAGAAGTTAGTCGCTATGGCAGAGA